TTTGCAGATGGTGAGAGTAGTGTAGAATTCCTAGAGAACATTCGAGGCGAAGATGTTTTTATTATTCAAAGTACAAGTACACCAGTCAATGACAATCTAATGGAACTAATGATTATGATTGATGCTGCGAAGCGTAGTAGTGCTAAACGTATTACAGCAGTTATTCCTTACTTTGGTTATGCTAGACAGGATCGTAAGAGCGCAAGCCGCACACCTATCACAGCAAAGCTAGTAGCAGACTTGCTTACTACAGCAGGTGCTGATAGAATCCTTACAATGGATCTACACGCAGGACAGATCCAAGGCTTCTTTAATATTCCAGTTGATGACTTGACCAGTAGACTTGTGTTTGCCAAAGACATTAGGCACAAACTAGGAGTTGGTGACGAGGGCGTACTAGATGCTAAGACAGTGTTCGTTAGTCCAGATGCCGGCGGTGTTGTTCGTGCTAGAAAGTTTGCTGATATGTTTGGCGGAGACATTGCTATAGTTGACAAGCGTAGACCCGAAGCAGGCAAGAGCGAAGTAATGGGATTGATTGGTGATGTCAAAGGCAAACATGCTATCCTAGTTGATGATATTGTTGACAGCGGCGGCACACTATGTAATGCAGCTCAAGCTATTATGGATGCAGGTGCGAAAAGTGTTAGGGCATACATCACACACGGTGTACTATCAGGCAAAGCCTGTGAACGTGTACAAGACAGCGTACTTGAAGAATTGGTAATTACGGACAGTATTTCGTACAAATGTCCCAAGTCAATTACTAAAGTACGTCAAGTAACTGTTGGGACACTGTTTGGTGAAGCAATTCGTCGTGTATCAAACGAAGAAAGCGTTAGTAGTTTATTCGGTTAATGCTGCTTCAAGGTGCTTGATGTATTCATCCATTGAATGATCACCAAAGCTATCTACCTTACCTTGCTTTAGTCCCATCCATATACCACGCCACTTGTCTTTGACCATCTGCCATCCAGTTGGGTTACGAACTTGTCCGTAGGCATTTAGATAGTGTTGTGTACCGTGATGTCTAAACCCTAAGAACGCAGGAGGAACAGTTGTAACGATATCGTTGTTGTTCTTCCAACGATGATGCACTACACCTAAGCTCTTAACATACTTGGGCCAACCAACACGTGGCGATCCAAATGTGTAAAGCTCTACCGGATTAGGAACACTTGCGTAGAACATACAACGACTGGCCATGATAGTTGCCATTGCTGCTCCTAGACTGTGTCCACAGAACCAAACTGCTTTGCCTTGATTAACTGTACGAACTAGGTCGTCGCATATCATTGGCCACAATTCATCTACTTCTGCTTTGAAGCCTTTGTGTACTCTACTGATAGTTTCTGCAACTACAGGTATTGCTCTTAGATCCGCAGCAATGTCATTAAACTGTGTAGGCTCTGTGCCGCGACATGCAATGACTAAATCTTCTTTGTTCATGAAGCGGTATGCTTGAGCACCATCTTTATCATAAAACTCTGTAGTTGTAAATCCTAAACTCTTTGCTTGACTTTTTGCTTCTTTCAAGTTATTATAAGCAATACTCGCAAGTTTTGCAAACAACAAGGAACGTTCTTTGAAATTTAAATCTTTAATGCCCATTAATTATACCCCTTCAGTATGTTGTAATATTTATTATAAACTACACTAAATACTGTTAAGGTACATAGAGAAGAGTATAGTGACATGAGAAAAAAGACTAGAAGCATTTTAGAAGAACTTAATAATGTCCACGGCAAGCGTGATAACGATCTATTGATTGATTCAACTGCCAACAATATTATTGAAAGTGCAATAAACTTATTAAGTCGGCTACACGGTCAATATGATGTAGAAACTGCATCAGAACTTGAGCGGCGATTCATTAACTCAATCAAGAGTGGCGATCCAAAAAAGTTCCGCCGAAGTATGAGTAGAATAATTGAAGGTAAAAAGAATGACAATGACCTATCTTAAAGAAGGCGGGAACGTTTTTAAAAGCGCTGACGGCCCATTAACAACACGCATTGCCACAGGTGATGTAGATAGCACAGTTGCGTTCTTAGAAAAGATTACAGGATACGATTGGCAGAGTGAAAAAGATGACGATGCAAGACCAGCAGCTTATCTAGGAACAACAGGTCGCAAATCAAATCCAGACGGCACGTTTGAAAAGAACAGTTCCGGCGACTTGGATCTAAACACTGACTTAAACAAAGTAAGCAAGCAAGACATCATTGCTAAACTAAGTGCTTGGCTAAAGAGTCAAGGCATTGTAGAAGCAGACATTATGAAGAAGCCCGACGGCTGGATTCGTGATGCCGGCGATCAAGTTCACTTTAGAACACCTATTAACGGTAATGCAAAAAACGGATATGTTCAAACAGACTTTATGTTTACTGACAATCCTAAATTCCAACAAGGTAGCAAGCGAGGCGGCACTGAGCAATACAGTGGTAAAGATAGAATGTTGGTACTGGCTAGCATTGCAAGAGCTCGAAATCTAAAGTTTAGTCCTAAGTTTGGTGTAGTTGATCCTGCTAACGGCGATACAGTTGTTGCAGATGATTGGAACGAAATTGCAAACGTATTGTTAGGCAGTAATGCTACTGAAAGAGATACGAGAACTGTAGAAAGTATCCTAGCAGTTATTAAAAAGTTGCCAGAATACGAAAAGCTAATATCAGCAGCAAGAGATAGTCTTGCTAAGGATGGTAAAGAACTACCTAAAGCAAATGAAGCACAAGTTGAGTCTTTAGAAGATAAGCAACTAGCAAGAATCAAAGCATTAACAGGTTCGTTGTTGAATAGTAGTGTAATGATCTCAGGAGCATTTAACAGATGAAGTTCAACGAATTTAAAAATGTAATCAAGTTTCCTATAAAGGAAGCCGAAGCACGTATACAACACGCAGAAGATGTTATATTCTGGGAAGGCAGTGCCGGAGCATTACGAGTACTAGAGAGCTTGCGTAAGCTAGCAGACGGAGGACATAAGGATGTTACTATTAAGTGGGATGGTAGCCCTGCTATCATATTTGGTCGCGATGAGAATGGCGAGTTTATCCTTACAGACAAAAGTGGCTTTGGTGCAAAAGGATACGACGGCAAATCAAAGAGCGCAGACGATCTAGAACAGATGTTCTTAAATCGAAGTGGTGGCAAGAACAGAGAAAATCCAGGGTATGTTGCATTTGCATCAAGCATGAAGGGTATATTTCCATTGTTTGAAGCAGCAGTACCAGAAGACTATAGAGGATTGTTCAAAGGCGATTTGTTATATTATAACACTCCGGCTGTTAAAGAACAGAACTATGTTTTCAAACCTAACATTGTTGAGTACGCAGTTGATGTGAACTCCGACTTAGGTAAGCGTATTGGAGCATCTAAAACTGGAGTCGTTATCCACAGACAAGTTGCAGCAGACGGTACTGAAAGTCCACTACAGGATGCAGACATATTCCAAGGTAAAGACGTATTAGTTGTACCACCTGTTACTACTTCACAAGCGCCAGAAGTACCAAGCGATGTATTAGATAGAGTTGAAGCAGTTGTTAAAAAAGATGCGGCAGGCATTGATCAATTGTTAAACAAAGCTACACTACAACAACAACAAATGAGCGACTTTGCACAAATACTTTATACTTACACAAACTCTAAAGTTGATTCTGGCCTCACTAATATAGGCGGTGACTTTTCTAAATGGTTAAGTACTTCTAAAGTAAGCGACAAGAAAAAGATTAAAGTATTAGATTATATTAAGGCAAATCAAGCTGGCTGGAAAGCGCTGTGGGAAACTGTAAGCACACTAATGCAAGCTAAAGATCAAATTATTGCAAGCATTGATGCACAAGGCGGAGATGTTAAACAAAGTATAGGCGGGCAAGCAGGTGGCGAAGGCTATGTGTTAGCACACCCGGGCGGTGACATTAAATTAGTACCTCGCTCTACATTCTCAGCAGCTAACCGTGCTGCAACTAGATAAGGAAATACAAAATGAAAATTAATGAAGTAACAGAACCAGTAGTCGAAACTGAAATGACAACACAACAACGTCAGCTATCAGAAATTGGCCGTACACTAATGGACATGGCAATTACTAACAAAGATGATGAAGAGTCAAACAACATGAGTAAGTTGGGCGATACACTAACACAATACGGCGCAGCATTTGGTCCTAAGAATTTGCAAGACGTGGTTAAGAAAACTGGATTAAATCCAAAGGTTATTCAAGGCTTGCTACAGAAAGCACAAGCACAATTAAAATCAGCAGGACCTGTGCGCAAAGGTGCAGAGGTTCCTGATGAAGAGCCAGAAGATTATTAATAATGACTGACAAGTACACAGCATCAGAATGGGCAGCAATGGAAGGTGGGCACGATATAACGCCATCTGAACCTAAGTTCTCGTTCCTACAAGACTTATATGAGTCACGCATGACCAAAGACAATGGCAACTCCAAGAAGTTGACATATACTGATGCAGGCGAAAGAATGTACTTGACGTTGTTAGCTTTAGAAACTATGCGACAGTTTCCAGACTTTAATGGATATGTACAAAGATATGCAAAGAAAACTGTAGGGTTTGAAACATACAAGTACTATCGCATTATGGGTACTGATTTGTATAATTTTATCTATTTCTTAGCAGGCGATTCTGCCGCACAAGCAAAGTTAAAAGATCCAGAGTCAGCAGAAATACTCAAAGCAAAGACACGATTGCCTACTGCTGATATTAATAGATACCTTAGAAGTTTAGCAAATGGCAGCGAGCCTGCGTTAGTTGCTAAAATGTTTGTCGGGATTGAAAATGCAATTAACATTACTAACACTGACTACAAGGCAGTGCGTAGAAGTTTAAGCGAATGGAATAAGTTAACTAGATCAGAAAAGCGTTTACTTGCTACACGTTTGATATTTGCTGTTCGTGCTAAACTGCGTAGTTCAGACATCATCGAAGACTTTGAAAAGTTTGCTGCTGTCAAGAACATGGAAACAGCAAGTGCTAACGACCCTGAACCCACAGTATCGACTCCGGACATTAGCACACGACAAAGCGACTTAGCACTATATCGTTATTTGGTAGGTGATAAGAACTTAGCGCTGGTTAAGAAGTTCTTAGAACAAGCTAAAGACGGTAAAGCAGCAAGCTCTAACATGGTACAAGCATATTTGCCAGCAATCGAATTGCTTGACGATATTGTAAAAGCAGGCCCTGCATATGTACAGAACCTAAGAGCACTACATTTGAGAGCCAAAAACCGCAAATAAAAATAGTTATTTTGCTGTAAATGATAAATAATATTATACAAGTAAGAAGAGAATCTTACTTGCCATTAGATCATAGGAGAATATAAAATGGCTTCAGTAACAAAAGTAAACGGCGTAAACGTAATTGCAGGTAACGGTCTAGGACCAAACACACGCATTCTATCGCTATCAAAGACAGCTATCACAACAACAGCTATTGCAGATCTTAACGCAGTAGTAGCAGCAATGACTGCAGGCGGCGTTGCAGGTACAGACGATGCAGTAAGCATTGCAGGCGTTGCACACACAAGCACAGGCGTTGCACACGTTGCAGTACAAGGCACAGGCGTACTAACACCTGGTGCAGACTACCGTGGCGTAACTGGTGTAACAGCAGCTTTAGTTGCAGCGTTCACAGACTAAATCCTAACTACCTTAGGAACGTGATATACGGTCGTTAACCGCGGCAGGCGTCACACTAAAGAGTCACTTTTTAAGTGGCTCTTTTTTTATGACTTAAATACTGTATGAGATTTAAATTATACACACTAGTAGACATTACAGAAACAACCGCTCGACGCAGCGATGATCCTAAACAGTTCCGTCAACAACAAAACTTTCAAACAGTAATGCAAACTATAGGATTAAGAGTTAATCCTATATATGTTAACTCTCCTCAAGTTGTTAGTGATCTTCCCAGCAAATATAATCTAGGAAACAAATATAAAACCAAACAAAACATCTGGAAGTATACATTTGATATAGATTACGAAGACGGTCTAGATGTTGACACTCTAGTAAACGACTTTGATCTAATACCAATTATTACAGGATTAGATGAGACAGCAACATTTGATAATGCACACTTTCTCACTAAGAATGTTACTAATAGTAACATATATTTTAAAATAGTTGATAAATAACATTGTAGCTTTAAAAGCTAACAGGCATATATAATCACAAACTACCATTAGGCCAACCGAGAGTTTACTAATCGCCCTACGAGAATACAGGGGTTACGGAGAATATAAATGTCAGCTACAACTGAATTAGAAAAAACAAACCTTGAAGCGCACGTCGACTTATGTGCAATACGTTACGAAGCGTTAGAAGGTCGCCTAGACAAAGTCGAAACAAAGATTGACAACATACACAACGACATGATCAACGGTCAGAAGTCAATCACAAAAGTGCTTATCGGCACAGCAGGCACAGTAGTTGCCAGTTTATTATCCATTGTTATCGTTATTTTAATGAACCCGTAACATCACGATAAATAACTATATGTTATTACGTGATCTATTTAATCAAGAAACAGAACTAGAAGAAGGACAGACTTGGGCTCGATCCGGTAAAAAGGTTGTGCGCAAGTATCGTTGTTCTGGTGGTCCCCGCAAGAACCGCATCGTTGCTAAGATGGCACAATGTTTTGCCGCACCAGATATTAAGAAACGTCAAACACTTAAAAAGACCAAAGCTAGACTGGGCGGCAGAATGATACGCAAGGCTAAAAAGACCAAGCGCATTAATCCAGCAAGTAAAAGAGTGCAAGCTCTTAACCGTAAGAGGTAATACGATGTTGCTACGTGAACTTATAGAAGGTGTTACAACTATCTTCGGTAAGAAGGGCAATAAAGTTGTTCGAAAGTATCGATGCACCAGCGGATCACGTAAAGGCCGCATTGTTGCGAAAGCAGCAACATGCAGTGCTCCTAAGAATGTTAAAGCATCTAACACACTAAAGAAAACTAGACGTTCCAAAGGCAAAACAATAAGTATTAAAAGTACACGTACTAAGCGTACAAACCCAGCAAGTCAGAAGTTAAAAAGATTAAACACTGGACGTAGAAGAATAAAACCAACTAAGCGTAGAGGATCTAGAATATGAGAATAGATGAAATTACTGAAGAGCGTACAGACGAAGTCTTGCCTGCTATTGCAGCAGGGGTAGCTAGAGGTGCAGCAGCAGTTGGCGGTGCAGCATTACGTGGCGGTGCAGCATTAGCAAGAGGTGCAGCTAAAGTAGGCGGTGCAGCAGCACGTGGCGTAGCTGGCGCAGCAAAAACTGGAGTACAAGCAGCCGGACAAGCAGCCGGTAATGCAGTAGGTCAAGCAATGGGTGCTGATGTAGAAGCAGATCCTACAAGTCCAGAAGCGATGCGAGCTAAAGCAGAACAGAAGAAACAAGTACAAGCGCAAATCAAAGATACACAGGATCAACTACGTGCGCTTCAACAACAGTTATCAGCAATCAAATGAAAATTAACGAGCTAATCAAAAGTATATACATGACCAATGAAGAAAAAAATCTCTTGGAGACTTTTGATGCGCCTATGCCTCTGTCATCATTTACAGAGCGCGATCAAACCATTATCAATAATCTAATTCGTAAGAGTATAATAAGTAAAGTACAACACAACGGAACGATAATGGTGAGGCGAAATGAACTCTGAAAAACTTTTAAATGACCTAGAAGAAATTGTTAATAGAGGACTTGAAGACAGTGCTATCCCTGTTGCAAGAGGAAATAGTATTAGGATCAAACATGTTATTATTCGTAAAAGCCCTAAAGGCTATTTAATATACGATGCTAAAGAAAATCGCCAAGTTGTAAGAACATACTTTAAGACAACAGCAGTTGCGATTGCTAAGAATCTTGCACAAGGTAATGATATTACAGAACAGGCAATGGAATTTGATGATGCAATGCTAAAGCATTATAACGATGCTATGTTTTATAAGCATTCAATCCGTAAAACTACTGACCCATTTAAAAGAGAAATAAGAGAAGCAAGATTAGATATTGCAATATTAGAATCGCAACGATTGCGCAGTCTTTTAGATCGATATATTTTTTGTTAAGTGATAAATATATTATAGAACACCTATTAACGGGAAGATAACAATGCAAATTAGAGAATTTTCAAAGCCACTAACGGCTGCAAAACTAAACGAAAGCCTAGCACAACGCTTTGGCTCAAAGATCAATATTGATGCGTTTACTACAGAACAACTACAGGATGCTCGTAATAAGATACGTACTAAAGTATTTAATGTTGAAACAACTGAGAGTTTTGACGCAGTGCAGAACAAAGAATACAGCAAGAACAAGATGTTCTTAGATGTGCTCAACGCAGCACTAAGCGAACGCGACGATGTAAGTATTGCTATTGACGAAGCTATTGATTCGCTTAACGAAGGCGAAGAAGATAAAGCAGAACTAGTAATGGCAGCAAAGGACATGGTTGACCGTGTTACTGGTTGGATGGAAGACACTGCTGAAATGCAAACTGAATCTATGCTAGAACTAGCTGATGCTATACGTGACGAAATGGGCAGCGAACAAGCTGAAGCATTTACTGCATCAGTTAAGCCAGCACTAGAAGCAATGTACGGTGTAATGGAAACAACACGTCAAGCACTAACACAAGGTGTTGGTATGCTAACAGGCGAAGCTGAGCCAGTAGACACTATGGGCGCTGAAGAACCAATAGATCCAGAAATGGAGCCAACTGTTGATGGCGACATGGATATGGAAGAGCCAGCAGCAGATGACGAATTTGGCGCAGCAGATGCAGCAGCAGGCGGCGAAGAGCTAGGCGGACGTGAAAAGCGTGAGTCGATTGAACGTTCAAAAAAAAAGTAAATGAAGCAGTAGATAGTAGCGCTATCTACGCTTTACTACGTCAACAAAAAGCGGCCGGCGTGGCCGCTTTATCTATTGCTAAACTAGACAAGTACATGCGTAATCAAGGCAAAGGAAACTTTGACTATGATGTGTTTAAAGCAATGTACGATGCAGACCCTAAACTACAACAGCTAGTAACAAACTTTGATAAAGAGAAAATTGAGTTTAAACAAAGCGAAGTAGACGATGTTAACGTAGCAGGACAGTCTGGTCCTAAGGGCGACACTGTAGGCAACATGGCCAAAAACGCTACAGACGTAGGCGATAAACTTTAAATTAACGGTTGACAAGACTCCTATTTGGTGTTATTATATACACTAATAGGAGTTTTTTATGGCTGAACGATCGCACGAAGATATAGTTAAAAACATTACAGAAGTAATGGAACAGTATGTAACACCATCAGTAGCACAGCACGGAGGACAAGTTAACTTTGTTAGCTTTGAAAACGGCTCTGTGTTAGTAGAATTAAGTGGAGCATGTTCAGGGTGTGCCGGCAGTACTGCTACACTCAAATATGGTATTGAACAAATGATGACAAGTTTAATTCCTGAAGTAACCTCAGTTGAAGGCATTGATGATCCGTTTTCAGACGTAAGTCCTTACTTTATGAATAACGATCCATTTGGCCAAGAAGCATGGGAAGTAGAAAATATGACAGGGGATCTTGATGAGTCTAATAATAGAGAAGTATAAGTACGAAAAATTACAACGTGTTGAAGTAGACGGCAAGCGGCGCTATGCAGCACCAGGCGGCCCTCCTGTAGCTAGTGTTACAACTATCCTTAGTGCTACTAAGGACATGAGCCATCTTATTGCTTGGAAAAAGCGTGTAGGTGAAGCTAAAGCACAAGAGATTGTAACTGAAGCAAGTGGCGTAGGCACACGTATGCATAAGTATCTTGAGGATTATGTAGACAATGGTGTGTGGACAGATAATCCAGGCAGCAATCCTTACTCTAAAAAAGCATATCGCATGGCAGAAGTCATCCGTGACGAAGCAATGGTACACGTAGATGAGATTTGGGGGAGCGAAGTTCCACTTTATGTTCCGGGTATCTTTGCAGGTACAACTGATCTAGTAGGGCAGTACAAAGGCCAGCCTTGTATCATGGATTTTAAACAAACCAACAAGCCAAAAAAGCCTGAGTGGGTTGAAGACTACTATTTGCAAATGACCGCTTATGCACTAGGACACAATGAAATACATGGTACTGACATACGTGAAGGCCATATCTTTATGTGTAGCCGAGGTGACGATCCAATTGAACTAGGTGGTGAAACGTATCAGCAGTTTGATCTATGGCCAGATGAGTTTGATGACTGGGCACAGGAGTGGTGGAAACGTTGTGAAATGTATTATGAGAAACATGGCTAAATACTACTAATATAACGTAGGAGTATTAGTATGGCCGTAGTATCCATCAGTCGAATTCAAGTTCGTAGAGGACAAAAAAACGCCGGTAGCGGATTACCGCAATTAGCTAGCGGCGAGTTTGGTTGGGCGGTTGACACTCAAGAATTGTATATTGGTAACGGCAGTGTTAGCGAAGGCGCTCCGTTTGTAGGTAACACAAAATTATTAAGCGAAAACGATAACTTATTTCAATTTGCTGATACATATCAATATAAGAGCGGCACTAACGTACAAACAGGTAGTGCTACTAACAATCCAGTACTACGCACACTTCAAGATAGACTAGATGATAGAGTGAGCATCCGTTCTTTTGGAGCAACGGGCGACGGAACTAATCAAACAGTTGCCCTACAACGTGCTATTGATCAACTATATTTAAACGCTAGTAACAAAGGACAGTCGCAAGCAAGAGTAGAACTTATTCTTGAGCCAGGAATATATACTATTACTGACACAATCTATCTACCGCCTTTTACTACTATTCGCGGAGCTGGATCAGACAAAACTTTTATTGTGGGAGGACAACTTCCTGCATTTCAAACAGTTAATGAAACAAGTACACCAGGTGTATATGCAAACGATTCATCTAGTACAACATTAAATCAAGCAAGAAATATTAGTTTGTCAGGAATGACTGTTACAACAACAGGCGGAGCAGGAATAAAATTAGTTAGCTGTAAAGACAGTTATTTTAAAGATCTAATTTTCTCAAGTGTATATGAATTTGGAATGACACCAGACGCTAATATTACTGGTATTTTAATGAGCTCATTAAGCACAGCAGTTAGTTCAAACAATAATATTTTTGACAAAGTTACTATTAGTGGGTTTGATACTGCGGTAGCATCAGATAATGATATTAAAGATAATATTTGGACAACATGTACATTTGAAACTCTACGACAGGGATTTAGTTTAGGTTTAAATACTATTCTAGGAACTAGCGGTATGTTAACTGGCCCTATCAATAACATTGTAACTAATAGCAAATTTGATAGTATCTATCAACATGCAATTCAAATTACAAACGGTTCTGACAATACTAGTAAAAATAATAAATTTTACAGTATCGGTAATCACGGCGGTAACGCAAGTTTGACACAGCACTCAATTATAAAATTTGAAAGTATTAAAAATGCCAGCGCTAATGATTGGTTTCAACGCAGTGAAGAACTTGGATACAACGAAACATATAAGAACGGTGTAGCTTACTGGCCAGAAGTAGAAGGTCCTACTATTACAGATTTTGAAACGACACACGAACTTTCGATCGGACAGTCGGGCGAATACACTAAACTATTTAGATTGCCTGCAGACACTACCAAAGGGTATGAAATTGATTACATATACAAAAGTCAATTTGTACCAGCTTATAGATCAGGAAAATTAACTATTGTTGTAGACCCTGCAAACAATACGTATAATTTATCAGATGAATATGACTATACAGGTAGTAGCACATATGCAGAAAATTTATACTTTGATGCACAAAATTATGACGAAGATGGCAATACAGTGGTTGACACAATAGCTATCATGATGTTAAACTTAACTGTAGGCGATACGGCTACATTATATTATAAAGTGAAAACTAAGTCATAACTAATGTTTGATAAAAGATATGAAGACAGATTAACTCTCTGGCGTAAATTTCGTGCTGGTTTAGAACTCTCTAAAGATCCTATTCAGGATGCTATTGATTTTTACAATCAAGCACCCGCATGCGGTCTTGCAACAGATCCTTATACTCCTAGCACCTGGCCAAATCCGTGGGAATTATTAGAGGAAAATAATTATTGTTTCTTTGTTAAGATTCTTGCAATTTGTTACACCTTGCAGTTAACTGACGTGTTATCACAAGCGTTATATGAGATACATATTACACGAGACAACAAAAATTCAGAGACATATTATCTACTCTATGTTAATGACAATGTAATCGGATTCAACGGAGATACACATGTACACAAAAGCGAATTGCCAGCCACTTTACGTTCTGAACTTGTTCATGCGATGCTCCCACAACAATAAATACCTAATAACTTAAAGAGGATAAAGAATGTCAAACGGAACAATGATCGTCAAACGTGACGGTACTAAAGAACACCTCAACATCGATAAAATACACAAAGTTGTTGAGCATGCTTGTTTAGATTTAGCAGGGGTTAGTAGCAGTCAAATTGAAATGAATGCAAACATTCAATTTTATGACGGAATGAGCACTAACGAAATTCAAGAAGTATTAGTACGCAGCGCAAACGATCTTATTAGTTTGGATACACCTAATTATCAATACGCAGCAGCGCGATTGTTAAGCTATAGTGTAAACAAACAAGTATTTGGCGAATACAATGCAATTAGCTTCCAAGAGAACATTAATCGTAATATTGCACGTAGCGTATATGATCCAGAAATTCTTGAAAAATACACAACAGAAGAAATTGCTACACTAGATAGTTACATTCGTCACAAACGTGATGAGAACTTTACCTATGCTGGCCTGCGTCAAGTAGTTGACAAATACCTTGTACAGGATCGTAGTTCAGGTGAAATATTTGAGACTCCTCAGTTTATGTACATGATGATTGCAGCAACACTATTTGCTAACTATCCAGCAGAAACACGTATGCACTATGTAAGGAGATACTACGATGCGACCTCACTTTTTAAAGTCAATATCCCAACGCCAGTCATGGCAGGAGTCAGGACCCCTGTCCGCCAGTTTGCGAGTTGTGTCCTTGTTGACTCTGACGACACTCTTGATAGCATCTTTGCCAGCGATATGGCTATTGGACGCTATACGGCGCAAAGAGCAGGCATCGGCATCAACGCAGGACGAATCCGCGGAGTAAATGCTAAAATTCGCGGTGGAGAAGTAGCACACACTGGTATTGTCCCGTTCCTTAAGAAGTTTGAGTCAACTGTTCGTTGCTGTACACAAAATGGTGTGCGTGGCGGATCAGCTACTACACACTTTCCGTTCTGGCATCAAGAGATTGAAGACATCCTTGTGTTAAAGAACAACAAAGGTACTGAAGACAACCGTGTACGCAAGCTAGACTACAGCATACAACTTAATCTAACAATGTATCAGCGACTACTTGGTGGCGGCAATATTACTCTTTTCTCGCCGCATGATGTACCTGGCTTGTACGAAGCATATTTTGGCGATGCTGCTAAGTTTCAAGAGCTTTATGAAAAGTACGAACGTGCTACAAGTATTAAGAAAAAGACTGTACCTGCAATGGAACTGTTCAGCGCACTGATTAAAGAACGTGCTGAGACAGGACGTATATACATTATGAATGTTGATCACTGTAATACACACAGTTCGTTCAAAGATAAAGTTTATATGAGTAACTTGTGTCAAGAGATTACACTACCAACTAAGCCACTTAATCACATTGATGACGAAGACGGCGAAATTGCGTTGTGTATTCTTAGTGCTATTAACGTAGGCACATTACGTTCATTAGACGACTTAGAGGAGCTCTGTGAGCTTGCAGTACGTGCGCTAGAAGAAATTATTGACTATCAACGTTACCCAATTCTAGCAGCAGAAAAGTCAACTAAAGCTCGCCGTAGTTTAGGTGTAGGCTATATTGGTCTAGCACACTTCCTTGCTAAGAACAAAGTAAATTATGCAGATAAAGAAGCATGGACACTAGTACATAATTTATCAGAAGCATTCCAATACTACTTGCTAAAAGCATCTAACAAGCTTGCACAAGAGCGCGGAGCATGCGAGTATTTTAATCGTACTAAATACTCAGACGGCATCCTTCCAATTGATACCTATAAAAAGGATGTTGATACAATTGTGGAGAACAAGTTAAATTATGATTGGGATAGTTTACGATCTGACATCAAGCAGTACGGATTACGGCACTCAACATTGTCCGCACAGATGCCTTCAGAGAGCAGTTCCGTTGTGTCGAACGCAACAAATGGTATCGAGCCACCTAGAGGTTACTTGTCCGTTAAGAAGTCAAAGAAAGGGCCTCTTAAGCAGATTGTTCCACAATATCAAAGTCTTAAGCAGCACTACACCCTGTTGTGGGACATGCCTAGCAACGAAGGTTATATCAACGTAGTTGCAGTAATGCAAAAGTTCTTTGACCAAGCAATCAGCGGCAACTGGAGTTACAATCCAACACAGTTTGAAAACAATGAAGTACCAATGAGTGTAATGATGAATGACTTGCTGACTACTTACAAGTACGGTTGGAAGACTAGTTACTATCAAAACACTTATGATTATAAAACTGATCCAAGCGAGTTAGAAGATGAAAAGCCAGCAGCAACACTTGCACCTAGTACTTTTGAAATAGGTGATGAAGCAGATTGTGATGCTTGCGCAATCTAATAAAATAGTGGTTGACCTTTAGAGTCAACTGCGTTATACTAATACAGTAACACACATAGGAAGTTAAAAGATATAATGGCAAAGACGGTATTTAATAAAGAAAAAGTAGACTTTACTAAACAGAATATGTTCTTCGGTGAAGATCAAAATACACAGCGTTATGATACGTTTAAATTTCCTGTGTTTGACAAACTTAACCAAACAATGCTTGGTTATTTTTGGCGACCAGAAGAAGTAAGTTTGCAAAAAGATCGTGCTGACTTTGCCAACTTCCGCCCAGAGCAAAAGCACATCTTTACTTCTAATCTAAAATATCAAACACTCCTTGACAGTGTCCAAGGACGTGGTCCATGCCTAGCATTTTTGCCGCATGTTTCACTTCCTGAACTTGAAGGCTGTATTGTTACTTGGGACTTCTTTGAAACAATTCACTCGCGTAGCTACACACATATTATGAAGAATGTGTATGCTGACCCGTCAGAGGTATTTGATACTATTCTAGATGATGAAAAGATCATTGCTCGTGCTATGAGTGTTACTAAACATTACGACGAGTTTACTGAAGCAGCAGACGCTTATAATCACCGTGGCGAAGGTAGCATGCGTGATGTTAAGAAGAAGCTTTACCTTGCAATGCATACTGTAAATATTCTAGAAGGCTTGCGCTTCTATGTAAGTTTTGCTTGCACGTTTGGTTTTGGCGAACTAAAGCTAATGGAAGGCAGTGCTAAAATTGTTAGCCTTATTGCTCGTGACGAAGCACAACACCTTGCACTAAGCACACACATATTGAAACTTTGGTCGCAAGGAAAAGACGATCCAGAGATGGCCAGTGTCGCTAAAGAATGCGAAGAAGATGTATATGCACTATGGCGCGAATGCGTTCTAGAAGAAAAGGACTGGGCAGATTATCTGTTCAAAGACGGAAGCATGATTGGCCTAAACGCTGCTTTGCTTAATCAATACGTAGAATATATTGCTAATCGTCGTCTTAAGGCACTAGGTCTTAACGCTATCTTTGATCAGCCGTTGAACACTAACCCACTACCGTGGACACAGCATTGGTTGTCAAGTTCAGGCTTGCAAGTGGCTCCCCAAGAAACAGAAGTTGAAAGTTATGTAATTGGCGGCATCAAACAAGATGTAACTACAGATTCAATTAAAGGATTTACTTTATGATTGAAATTTATGGCAAACCTGCTTGCCCTTATTGCGAAAAAGCAAAATCACTATGTGAGAGCAGAAAACTTTCATATCAATATTATCAACTAGACACAGACTTTACTCGTGAAGAATTGTTTGAGCAGTTTCCAACTGCAAGAACATTCCCACAA